TGGCCTCTTCTAGCATCGTCAGTATCTATCATCACAGTTTGGTTGGGGTTATTTGTGTCTAGGTTTTCGGCTGTCTTTTTGTCATAAGAATCAGTGGTCAAAACCAACTTAGGCTTACTTCTAGCATTCATGTCATAAATCTGGGTACCTTCTTTATTTATCTGATCTTGGAAATAAAGTACTTGTTCTACGTCAGTAGAAATATCAATTGGGGACTCTCCAAATAAATCATAAGCCATTATGTAATAAGGTTTTCTGGGAAAGTTAAAATGATTCCTATAAACCCTTCTTGACTCCATTGGACCAAACATACTCTCGAAAAGATCAACATCAGTGGGGAGACTAGACATATCCTCTTTCTCTTCTCTGTCAAATAATTGGGTTTCTCCTTCCCAGTCATAATAAGGATTTTTGATTTTAGCCAAAACTATATCTTTAAATGTCCAGACAACTCCTGATGTTTTAGTCCATTTCTTTTCTCCCTCTTCACTGGTCTCTGGCACCATTTCGTCAAACCAGGCTTCGTTAATAGCGACTTCAGTTGCCATATTCGAGGCTTTTTCTTCCTCTCCTGAGCTCCAACCCATAACTTGATAAATGTCTTTTTCTTTTTTAGGAAATCTAGCAACCAATTCTTCGACAGTCATCTCCACTTCTTCCCCAAAGAAAGACATTTTATCAGTGTCATTAGTTTTGGCGGCCACATCAAACATTACTTTCTGGGGATGAACGTTTACAAATTCGTAGTCTTTTAACTCTCTGTTCCAAACACACTTTATAACACTATAAAGATAAACTTTTCTTTGTTGATAAGCTAGTTTAAGTGTCTTTTTTCTTTTTCTTCTTTTTAAATCATTGTTAAAAACATCAGTTAAGATCTTGGCGGTTCTAGCACTTTCTTCGCTGTCGTTTCCAGGGGTTACCACAAGGTCGGGAAGGCGGGACAGGGCTATAGCCGTATTCCTTTTCATTGCTTCCCAGATAATATTCTCCATATAGGCAATTGAATATTTGGGAATCTTTTTAAGATCTATTTGGTCACCAATATAATACTTTCTATTCTTTGTCTGTCTTTCATATATTCTTTCTCTTTTTATAAAAGACAAGAACTCTTGTTTTCTTTGTTTAACCACTCTAATCAAAAAATCATCCTTTACTTTTAGAGAGAGCAAGTCCTTGGGCTGAGAAACAACCCTTGTATTACCAAGTGTATTATCTTCATTCATATATTAAAAAAAACCAGCTCACGCTGGTCCTAAAATAAACCTTATTAATCTATTATACTAAATTAAGCCAAAGTGTAAAAGGTAAATATAGTCCCACAGTTTTTATTTTTACATTTTAACTCAATTGGCATATTCCCCATATTTTCCTCTGGCAGTATCATCACCATTCTTTGGCAATGTTTCATAATGGGGCTTCTACAAAAAGGACAGAAAAACATAGTCTCTTTGTCTTCTCCCGCCAACATTACCTTGATCTTCCTTGGTTTTATCTCTCTCTCTCTTTCAAATTGTTTTTGAGTAAGCGGCATATAATTAATTATATCATTTTGCGAAAAGCTTTCATATCAATAGCCAACCCATCTCCATTCTCGTCAAAAAGTCTAGCTCTTTTTACAGATCCATCTAAGACAAATTCCCTAACACCAGAAGAAGCATCTACAAACTTAATCTTGGAGAGTCCATAGGTTATAGCATCTGTGCCGTGGTCCTCCATAGAGGTGTCATAGGTCTCTGGCTGATTCTCATCATAAACCAGTAACGGCAAAGTCCTAATTAGATTCTCGCAATTTTTAGTAAACAAAATATATGGCATTCCATCATAAGCGAAAGATAGCCAGTTATGAAGCATTCCCACCCGATTAACCCGTGAGGCACTTCCACTATTAGCTCCCTTTTCTGCCCTCACCCAGAGACCATCATTTAACTCTTTCCACTTCCACTCAAACAACTTAGCAATAGATTGCTCTCCTGATTGCTGAGAAGAATGGATAGCGGGATCGGTATAACACCTTTTGGGCTTAATCCCAATTTGCTTACAACCCCTATATACAATCTCTGCCCATTCATTGGGGTGCTTTTGATTACCGTACCACTCTTTATATACAATTACCCGATTAAACTCCCGTCCATCTTGGGTGGTTTGGGGGATTAGGGCTGCCAAATAAATCGCACAAGCGGATTTTTCGCTATATCCCCAGTCTATCCATAAAAAATGGGTAAAGGATTTTGAGGGGATAATTGGATCAATAACGTGATATTGTCGCCTGAATTCACTAAAAACTTGACCAGAAAATATGTCCCAGTCTCCATCCAGATAAGCACGCCTTTGGTCTTCGGGTAGCCCTTTTAAGCGAGTAATATATTGAGGGTCATTTTGCAAAAGCAACTTATTATCCCAAACCTTAGCCTGAACAAAATCAAAATCATCAGGGATCTCCCCATCATTAAAATTGCGATCCACAAAGATACGTTTAACCCAGGCCATCCCAGGGCCACCTGGGTTGCCGGTTAAGAAAATAGTGGGTTTTATATTTACGTTTGTCGTTCTATTACTTGACCGCAAAATCTTAAACACATCCTCTTCGTGCTGGGTAATCTCATCAATAGTAATATCCTCATACTCACGTCCTTGAAAATTGTATACATCATCGGTGTGTTGCAAATAGGAAAACTCGGTTGTTGAACCATTAGGATAATAAATCGTCTTTTCAGACTTGTTATACCACTTTCTAGTGAAAGGGTATTCCACCCAGAACTTGCGGATATGGTTACTAATTAACTCAGGGTAAGTCTTTCTTAAAATCAGTCCGTTGGTGTTGGGAAAAGTTAGTCGGCGATAAAGTTCTCTGGCGCGAACCAGAAAGCTTTTCCCCCCTCCCTTGGCACCTCCGTAAAACATTACCGGAGTTTCAAAACTTTTATAAAAAGCTTCTTTTTGCTTAGGCTGAAGGAATATGTCTAGTTCCGGCTTTTTGGGCATCTTTTATCTTCCCCTCTATTTCTAACTTTAGCAAACCCTTTTGCTGATGAGTTAGCTTATTATAATTCTTTTTGAAAGCAGCAATCCCCTTTGAATTCAGGGGTTCCCTTTTTACTTTAAAATATTTTTTAAGTAATTTTAAAACCTTCATATTTTAGTTTCAGCCTCATAGACTTTAATAGCATCGGCAGGGTTTCCTTCCACCATTAAGACAAAAGTCTGGATGCCATATTGCTCCAAGTAATCTCTCAATTCCTTCACATCATCTTTTCTGACCCTGTCTTCGTCAATTATCCACAGATAACGAAAACCCTTCTTCATCATCAAAACACTAGATATTTCCTTAATCTCTTTTATTTTAGTTTGATTCATTATTATTTCCACACCTCCTTTGCTCCTTTATACTGATCCTTAGTAATTGTTCCACTTTTTAACATCTCTTTAGCCTGGCTGGGATAAGCCTCTTTAAATTCTTTACTAAACTCTCCCTCCCTATATGGCTGAATCAAGTCTCTTTTAAACTTTTGCCGATCATCCTTAATTCTCTGGGGTACCCAATCATTGTGTCCTTTAATCTTATATCCCAGACAATCCTCACAGATCCATCCACGATCAGGACTGAACTTACCTCTCTCAAAGTCTTGGTTGCAGTTAAAACACTTACTCATATTTTGACGACTTTAGCATCTGTCTTAACTCTGTATTACTAACTTTTTGCAGTTCCAGCAACCTTTTTTGATTCTCAACATCCAGTCTCCTTTTGACCTCTGCTCTTATTTCAGCCTTAGTATATTTTGCCATTTATTCCTTTCTCATTAACTTTCTAATAGTTTTACCTACCACATTATTATACTCTTTTTCAGTTTTGGTTTCAGCCAACTCTTCTGGGGTTGGATCCTCAATTATGCCAGCTACAGGTACCTTTTTGTTTTTTTGTAAAAAAGGGACGTTAGGGACGTTAGGAAAGCGGGGGTACCCTTTTGTATCTTTGGGATTTTGGGGAAAGGGGGGAGAGGAGGGTTGCCGGAGGAAGTACCCTACCAGAAGGAAGATGAGGTAGATTATAAATTCGGGCATAGGCTTTATTCCCCTAGTTGATGCCTAGCTTTTCTTTTCTTTTTAAGATAATCCGGAGTGTGACGATAGTGCACCCTGCCTTTATCTACAGCCATTCTAAAGGCTGTTTTGGGATCTCTAGTTACCCCTGCATCTTTAATAATCCGTTGAATTTGGCGTACAGACATATCCCAATTAGCTAGTTCAAATATTTCTCCAGAGGAAAGCCCGTTGGTGTAGTAAGAAATGATTAATTCGTTTCTGTCGGCTAATGTCATCTTCATAGTATCTATTATATGTCGCTTAATACTGTTTGTCAAGGTAAGCTGGTGGCGGGATATATATAAATATGGTTACCTTTAATATGGGTACCCTTAAACCCTTTCGCCCTCGAGTTACCTCGAGATATTATAGGACTAAGGATAAAGAGATATTATAGGACTAAGGATAAAGGGCGAAAGAAAAATATAAATAATTATGAGACATTTCTTGAGGTGACTATGTCGCTTAATAGCAATTAACCGACATAGGATATACTTTGATACACTTATTTACCCCTCCTCCCCTTCAATAACCGGGGTGGCCGAAGGGTCATAGGGATCTGAGGTTTCGCTTGATATATCAAGGTTTTTAACATTAATAGTAAATTGGTTTGATGCATTCTGATCGGGTTTGTTCTCCAGGTATTGAGCGGTTTTGGTAACTCTATCCAAATTAGTTTCCTCTGGCAATAGCTCATAAATACGCTTTAGAGCCAAGCTAACGCCCTTTTTTTTTGCAATGGCCAGTTCAGACTCGAATTGTGTTTCGAACCGTTTCAAGTCCTCTGGCGTTGTTTCCTTAGCCCACCGGGTAATAGTGGCAAAGCCGGCTCCCAAATAATCAGCAATAGACCGGGAGGAATAGCCATCATTGGTCAATTTTTTAGCAAGTATTTTTTTTTGATTAGGTGATAATTTATTCAAATCTAACTTATTATCTTTTGTTATAGGTAAAGGGTGATGAGCCATGTCTTAATTATACCATTTTTGAAAACTACTTATTGACATTGTTATTAAATGATAATATACTCTCAATTAATCAATAAAAAACTGACAACTTGCAATTAAATTTATGCATAATCAGCAGTCAAAAATTGATTAACACATCAAGGGGAGTAGGACAGACTCCCCTGATAGCACCTTAACATAACAATACAATTTAAACACAAGCCAATAAGGTAGAAAGAAGGCAAAATATATGATTACTTTAAATGAATATAAAAAGCTTGATAATGAATATCAAGAAAGAGACAATTTAAATACCATAAAACTAGCTCAAGAATTAGCAACACTAACTGATGAAGATATTAAGCTAGTAATGAATGATAATCACTTACTAATTATGCTTACAGCTAATACTCCAATAAATTTTAGATATTTAGAATATCAAAAGCAATATAGTTTTGGTCTTTGGGATAGACTTATATATATCAATTACGAAGATAAAACTGAAATTATAGATGATAGTCACCTTGTAGACTTAAGAAATAAACTAGAGACAATCTTCAATAAAAAAGATATAAGTTTTACTTTTGAGCCAATGGCTCATTTTAGAATAAAAGATAATAATAAGACTATTATTTTAGTCAATAAAAATTATGCAGAAAAAGCCGAGGCAATGGTCAATGAAATAGCAATAGGATACGAAGGTAGTATTTAATTATAAAAAACAAAATAACAGAGGAATTTTATATAGTCGGTTTATTAATTTGCTAAAACAACATAACTTTTTACTATCTACCAGTTTAACCTCTGTTAGCTGGTAGATAGTAGCAAGTTATTAAATTATAAAAATAAAAATATGATTGACTATTCACCTAGAGCTTATTTAAAAAAAGATAATAGGATAATAGATGTATTAAGTTTTGTCTTTATCCTTCTCTTTTTTATAGTCTTACTATTTATTTAAACACTAAGCCCGCCAACAAGCGGGCTTTTTTAATTGTATGCTAAACTAATCCCCACTACCACCATCACCACCGGCTAACTAGGCTAACTAGGCTAACTAGGCTAACTAGGCTAACTAGGCTAACTAGGCTAACTAGGCTAACTAGGCTAACTAGGCTAACTAGGCTAACTAGGCCTAATCAACTAGCATAACCAAATCCTTATTCTATTTTGGTATTTTAAAATAGAATAAGAGTATATATCCCCACCTCCTCTTTTTTATATCAAAAATCCCTATAGGGTCAAAAATCTGACGCGCGCGGGTGGGGATAATGGCTAAACACTTGGAAACTCTAAGCCCGATAAAAAATCAAAACTAATACCCCCCACATTAAAGAAAAGAAAACTAACTACTACTACTACTACTACTACTACTACTAAATACTATAGGAACTATGTAGGGTATGTAGGTTATGTAGGTTAATTTCAAAGAGTTTATTTTTTTTATACTAATAATAGAGGTATCTCTTCTTTTTTTTATAAAAAAGAAAAGAACCTACATAACCTACATACCCTACAGGGGGTTGCTATATCAACCAAATCCGCATGTAGGGTGTGATACACTACCCTACATACCCTACATAAATTTTCCAATTTTTTAGTATTTTTATCAGTCTCTATCAATGACTGCTACAACTATAGGACTTTTTACATCTCTCAAAAATTCCCACTTGTAATAGTACATAAAAACATGTTATAGTGACTACACCATGAAAGATAGACAGATAGATGATTTTCTTACTACCACTGAACACGAACAATCACAACACTCAGTTCATAAGTGTCCTGTATGTAACGGTTTTGGCACTCTTTCCTATGGAAAGAAGATTTGTCATGCTTGCAATGGCTCTGGGATTATTATTATTAATGAGGGAACCGGAGAGCCTATAA